GGTACGTTTAACGCTGGTGACATTGTTACCATCGACGGTGTGAATGCTGTGAACCGTGTGACCAAGCAGTCCCTCCAGACTCTTCGTCAATTCGTGATCACTGCCAACGCTCTGTCCGGTGCAACTAGCCTCTCGATCTATCCTGCCATCGTGCCGGGTGGTTCGGGTTACGTCGCTGCTACGGGTCAGAACGCCCAACAGTACCAGACTGTTGATGTCTCCCCCGCTAACAGTGCTCAGGTTCGCCTAGTCACTAACGCTTCCAGCACCTTCCGTAAGAACATCAGCTTCGCTCCTGAGGCGATCACGATGGTCACTGCGGACCTTGAGAAGCCGCCTATGACTGAGTGCAGTCGTAAAGAGTACGACGGCGTGTCAATGCGTATCTTGCGCTCCTACGTGCCTGGTACGGACCAAACCGTTACTCGTGCGGACGTTCTGTTCGGTTATCTATACATCCGACCTGAATGGGCCGTAATCGTAGCGGACGCCATCTAAAGATTGGTTTGTGAGAGTGTCTGAGGACTCAACTGTTAAAGGTGCCCGTGGTACCAAAAGCTCGGTTCGATCTAATGGTCATCAAACTTCAGGTGGTCATGGGATCGGACGATCAAACAATAGTCGAGTGACAGTTAAACAGAACTCAGCACTCTCACGAATTAACAGAAGCCGTTGGGATTGGTCTGACGGCAGCAACGGAGACAGTGCAATTTCGCAATACCAAGAGTACCCAAAACACGTATATAATAACCCCGATAAACCTAAGCACTATGTCGTCGTTAACAGTGCTAGTGAAGAGGCTCAGGTTCTTGGTGGTGAAGAAGTTATTGACGATGAAGTTGAACGTGTTCGTCTTCTTGCAGTCGCACAAGTAAAGCAAGTAAAAGTTGATAAACGTTGGGGACCGGCTAAACTGACTAAAGCTATTGAAGAAGCCGGTTTTGATCCAACACTTAATCCATTCGAGTAAAACATCTTGACATCAACCGTTAATGATCTTCTTGTTCTAGCATTGATTGACTCGGGTATCCTTGGTCAAGGTCAGATCGCCCAAGCTGAAGACATTAACAATGCATTTAAACGGTTGAATTATATCACTGCTCAGTGGAACCGTAAGCGTTGGATGATTTACAATCTGACTGACGTTTCCGTTGTGACCACGGGGGCTGAAACCTATTCTATTGGTCCTGGGGGCGACTTCGACACACCTCGCCCAGATCGCCTTGAAGATGGTAACTTCCTGAGGCAACGAGCCCAAGCGGGTGTTGAGCAAATCGACTATCCCCTTCAACTGTTGCCCTCACATGAAGATTACAATCGTATTCGTCTAAAGACAATGGGTACTTGGCCCAGCATTATCTTTTACGACAGCAACTGGCCCAACGGTACAATTTACGCATGGCCTGTGCCTAATGCCAATTTGTATGAGTTACACATTTTGGTTAAACACCAGATTACTCAGTTCACATCTCTTACTCAGGTTATCAATCTTCCCCCTGAGTACGAAGCGGCTCTTCTTTACAATCTTATGGTTCGTCTTAGGGTCGCCTACCGTATGCCAGCCGATCCGGCGATGATTGCTCTTGCTAAAGATGCTCTCAATGTTATTCGTGGGGCTAACGTTCAAACTCCAACGTCCAAAATGCCACCAGCAGTAATTGGTGCTCAGCGTTCGTACAACGTGTACAGCGATGGTTACTAGTCCTGTAAAACTTCCGCTAGTTGGAGGTATGTATGAGGCTAGGTCAGTCATTGCTTCCGCCCAACGTTGCGTTAACCTATACCCAGAAAAGAACCCTGAAGACAGCCCCTTCCCCGTTACACATCAACTGACTCCCGGTCTTACACAACTAATTGCCGGAACAGGTTTTGAACATAGATGTGCGTACACAGCAACTAATGGTAACTTTTACGAAGTAATCGGCAATAAAGTCTACGCAACTACTTCAGGTTGGTCTCGTACTCTTCTCGGTACTATTGACTCCGATAGTGGTATCGTATCGATGTCGGATAACAGCCTAGCAATCCTCATTGTGGATGGATCAGCAAACGGTTGGTGCATCAAGATGTCGGATAATTCTTTCGCTACAATCTCCGGACAAGATGGGGCATTTTACGGAGGAAATAGGGTCGATTGTATTGACACGTTCTTTCTGTTAAATCGACCCAATACCAATCAATGGTACATCTCTCTTTCCAATGTAACTTTTGAAAATCTAACTGGTACAGTTTCCCCCGACACTACTGCTGCGGCTTTTGATCCATTAGACATTGCGGCTAAAGTCGGCAATCCAGATAATGTCGTTGGTGTAATAGCCATGCACCGAGAAGCGTGGTTAATTGGTACTGAAACTACTGAAGTGTGGTACGATGCGGGCAACCCCCAGTTTTCTTTTGCTGAACTTCCCGGTGTATTTATCGAACATGGTTGTGTTGCCCCCTATTCGATTTGTCGTCAAGACCTCTCAATTTACTGGTTAAGTAAAGACCGTCAAGGGCAAACTATTGTTCTTAACGGTAATCAATACACGGCCCATCGTATCTCTACGCACGCCATTGAACAGAAAATCTCTTCGTACGCTACAATCAGCGATGCCATCGGATTTACCTATCAGCAACTTGGTCATACGTTTTACGTATTAATTTTCCCGACTGCCAATGCAACATGGGTATTCGACATCGCTGAAAATCTCTGGCATGAACGAACTTGGACAGACAATAGTGGTCAGGAAAACCGTATTCGTCCAAACACTTGTGCGCCTGCTTATGGAACTATTGTAGTGGGCGATTGGGAAACTGGGGCACTTTATCAGTGGAACCTAAATAACTATACAGATAATGGTCAACCTATTGTTCGTCGACGCGGTTGGCCCGGTATTCAAGTCAATAACCGTAGAGTTGAGTTTAGTCGTCTTGTCCTGGACATGGATGTAGGTGAAATTCAAAACACACTTACATCAAATGAACCACAAATCTCTCTTCGGTACAGCGATAATCGTGGTAAGACCTGGGGAAATCCTCGTGTGTATGGTCTCGGATCAACCGGCGAATTCAATCGGTCAATTATGTTCCCACAACTAGGTCAAGCTCGTAATAGAGTATTTGAAGTCTTTTGGTCAGTACCCGCTTTCACCGCGCTTAATGGTGGTGATGTGTGGGCAGAACCGGCGGAAACATAAGATGCATCGCGGAGTGACTTTAGCCCGTCTGGGTGCAAAATGCCAGTAGGTAGTACAACTCAACAGGGTTTTCCGAAAGTATCATCAAAACTTGTTGATGAACAAGGGAATATCACATCAGAATGGTTCTACTTACTTGCTCAACTGTGGAATAGAACAGGTGGGGCGAATGGTGTTAGTTCCGATGATCTCGCTATCCTTGAGGCCTTATCTGATTCTAAGCCGGACCTCCAGCAGACACAACAAGATCAGCTAAGCCTACCGTTATCTTTTAATACTACCCAAGTAATTGGCCCAAAAGGTTCTCCCGGTATTCAAGGATTTATTGGTCCGACAGGGTGGGACGGTGAAGACGGGGAAGATGGTCTGACAATTCCAGGTCCACCGGGATCAACGGGCTCAGTTGGTCCAACAGGTCCGACGGGTGCTACTGGCGCGATGGGACCACAGGGTCTAGCCGGATTAGGTCTTCCTGGACAAGACGGCGAGGACGGCCAAGATACATTTCCAATCCAAGGCCCACAAGGGTCTGCTGGTTTTGCAGTGTTCTTTCTTTAATGGCTAATCTCAATGTTTCCGTTTGGTACACCGACAGCACTCAATGGACAGCCGTAAGTGCTTGGATACAGAATCATGGTTATACCTGCGGACAATTAGTTCGACAACTTGCTACGCCTGCTGTTGGCAGCGAGCGTGTGTTTGTTTGCGGAGTAGCTGGAACAACCAATAATGTTGGCGAACCAACTTGGGCAATTACTCGTTATGGTGCTACAACTGACGGAACCGTAACTTGGTATGAATGTACTGGCAATCCGGCAACTAATGGTGATTTAACAAACGCTCTAACTTGGACGCAGCAACATGCGTCTTCAACAGCCGTAACAACTGGCTTAGTTATTTATGATACAACTTCGGCGTCATTGCAAATTTGTACAACTGCCGGTACAATTAGTGGTTCTTCGCCAGTATTTAGTGCAACTGCTGGTGTTGTAACAAGTGATGGTGCAACGGTAAAGTGGACTAGCTTAGGGCTGGCCAGTGGTTTTCAATATTGGAAAGCTCCGTTTGCTAGGTTGCAAAGCGCGGTGGCTTCAACATGGATGCCCAGTGGAACGGTTGCAGTTAACTCTATTGGCTATCTTGGTAATGACCATGCTGAAACTCAAGCTGCTGCTGAAACCATAACTGTTCCAGTGTGGTCACAATTTATATCTGTAGATCATACCGCAAATTTGCCACCTACATCTGCTAATTTATTAACTGGAGCGTCGATAACGACTACAGGAGCAAATGCTCTAACTGTAACAGGCGCTTTCAATGCGCCTTGGTATATGTATGGTATAACTCTTTCGGCTGGTTCTGGTGCAACAAATGTCGTTCTAACTATTAATAATGCTGGCGATAATATAGTTCGTTTAGATTCGTGTGCTTTAGTAAAAGCTGGAACAACAGGAGTTGGAAATGCTATTACTTTAGGCAATGTTTCATCTTATATTGAACTAAACAATACAACTATGCAATTTGGAGCTACGGCGGATGGTATTCTGTTAGCAGCCGGAAAAACCATTTGGCGAAATACAGTATCTGCTATTCAAGGTGCAACAATTCCAACAACGTTATTTGCTTTTAATGCAACTTATGGTGGAGTTGGCTTATTTGAAGGTGTGGATTTTAGTGCTATAACCGGCACACTTTTAAATCCTGGCAATAATAATTGGAACGCTCAATTTGTTGATTGTAAATTTAATTCAGCACTTACATATTTTGGCAGTACGACAAGTTTAGCTTCTACATACAAATTTATATCTTCTGGAAGTTCTGGCGTAACTTACGACCAGCGATCTTACACTTGGAATGGCTCGCATGTTCCTAGCACTACAGTTGTCAGGAATGGTGGTGCTGTAGCTGGCACAACACCGATAAGTTGGCAAATTACAACTACCGCAAATGTCGGTTGGACTGTACCATTTACCTGTCCTGGGTCATGGCTATATAATTCTAAAACAGGTGCAACTGTAAATGTTAATGTTTATGGAATATGGTTTGGTGCGGCGTTGCCAACCAATATACAAATTTGGCATGACACAGAATATTTTGGATCAACCTCAAGCCCATTGGGTTCAATAGGTTCTGGAACACGATCTAACATTTTAGCAGCAAGTTCAAATTGGACCGCAGATACAAGTGCATGGGATAGCGCAGCATCGGCCTGGATAAGTAACCACGCCTATACTGTTGGAGCTATCATCTCAGGAACAAGTGTCGATGGTTACGGTCGAGTATTTATATGCACTCAATCGGGTACAAGCACCAATGGTAGTCCTCCAGCTGCTTTTGCAAGTGCTGTGGATGGTGGATCAGTAACAGATAACGGGGCTAAATGGCAGGCGGGGTGGCGATTTAAAATGACTGTGCCACTCACAAGTCCTACACCACAGCTCGTCGGTTACTTATACACCTATCTAAAAGCCGCTCTTCCAAGCTCCACCTTCTATATTGATCCACAAATTGTATTAAACTAAAAGGAATAAAATGGCAAGTAACAAAATCATTAAGTTTGGTCCGGTCGCACTTACGACCACAACGACAACCAATATCCTCAACCCCCCGACTCTTACTGGTGGGACAGGTCTTGCCGGGACAAATGCCAACACATATCTTGTTCTCCGGCATATCAGAGTAGTTAATAAGACGAATACTGCCGCATCTTTTGCGTTATGGATCGGTGCAACCGGGGCAAACTCTGCTGGTACTGAGGCTATCGCTGGCGGTGCAGCTACTGCTGGTGCTCTTAACTCCGGTACGGGTGTTTCTGTCGCTGCTAACTCTTATGTCGATTGGTACGGACAGTTGCGTATGGACGTTGCTGACTTTCTTGTGGGTGGTGCGGGAACTGCTACCGCATTAACTATCGAGGGTGAGGGAGAAATATCCATTGTATAGGTGTTTTTCTAAATGACAGTTAGAGCAGCCGTTCTTTATACCGGAGGTCAGTTAACCAATACTGCAAGTATCCTTTTTATGGCTGGATACAATACCGCCGGAACTGTAATCACAACTGCATCTTTTACAAACACTGATACTGTTGCGCACAGTATTACAGTTTATATTGTTCGTAATGGTGGTTCTCCGGGGGCGGCTAACGTAATTATTGATAACCGACAACTTGCTCCCGATGAAACGTACACATCTCTTGAACTCCAAAATCAAATTCTAAATCTTGGTGATACCTTACAGGCTTTGGCCGACACATCTGGGAAAGTGACGTGTGCGGGTATTAGTGGATATATTATTACTGTATGACGAATTCTTGTCCATTTCTAATCCTCGGTCTTCCAAGATCACGTACTGCCTGGCTCAGCAAGTTTCTTACGTACAACGGCTGGATTTGTGGTCACGAAGAACTTCAACGAATGAAGACCTTAAAGGACATCAAGACTTGGTTCACCCAACCACAAGTCGGTACTGTTGAAACTGCTGCGGCCCCTTGGTGGAGATTAATCCCTGTACTCGTACCTGATTGTAAAGTGGTTTGTGTTCGTCGTCCGGTCAATGAGGTTGTTAAGTCTTTGATGACCCTTTGTCCTGGAGTTTTTGATGAGGTAACGCTCACAAGAGGTATGACGTATCTTGATCACAAGCTCGGCCAACTGACTAAGCGACTTCCGAACGTACTCACAGTCACCTTTGACGACTTAAACAGAAAAGAGACGTGCAAACAAGTCTTTGAGTTTTGCCTAAACCAACCGTTTGATGAGGAGCATTACAACAACTTAAAAGACAAGAACATTCAAATCGATTTCTTTGCTATGGTCCGATATGCAACTGCGTACAAAGAATCTCTCGTTAAACTTGCTCAACAGGCAACAAATAAAGTTAAGACACAACTAGCTCTCAAACGTAATAAAGTCATTCCTCCTGACGGGGTTACAATCCAACGAGAATCCTTCGATGTCTTTGTGCGGGATGGCCAACAACTGTTCGAACAACATTGCACTGAGGTCGGTGAACCGATTGATCAATGGAAACGAAAGAACCTCGGATTGATGAAGTATCTTGATGATAATGGTTTACTTCAAGTCATGGTCGCTCGGTCTAATGGTCGTATGTTTGGTTATCTTATGACCCTTATCGCCCCGTCCCTTGTTGATACAGCCATTACCTCTGCTACTCACTCAACGTTCTATGCTGACCCAACATTCCCTGGTCTTGGTCTTAAACTGCAACGAGCGGCCAATGCGTCTCTTCAACTTGGCGGTGTGGACGAAGTGTTTATGCAAACAGGTACACGGGGTGATGGTGATCGACTTGGTGTGATCTATGAGCGTATCGGTGCTGAGCCTGTTGGCAATCTCTACCGTTTAGACTTGAAAAAGGCAATTTAAAGATATGGGACTTGGCGCAGCTATTGTCGGGGCATCTGCAATTGGGGCTGTTGGTTCTATTGCTGCTTCAGGTATGCAAACTGGTGCTGCTAATCATGCCGCCAACTTGCAAGAACAGATGTACAATACAACCAGAGGCGACTTAAATCCGTACAACCTAACAGGGCAAGCGGCTAATCAACAAATCTCAGCGATGTCGCCATTTAGTTTTGCACCGACACAGGCACAACTAGAAGCCACCCCCGGTTATCAGTTCAATCTATCCCAAGGTCTCAAGGCTACTCAGAACAGCTACGCAGCACAAGGTCTTGGTACTTCCGGAGCTGCCCTGAAGGGGGCTGCATCTTATGCTTCGGGGTTAGCTGACACAACGTATCAAAATCAGTTCAGTAACGCCCTAAACTCGTACAATACTAATCTCGCTAAACTACAAGGACAAGCTAATCTGGGGGAGAACGCCGCTGCTCAAACCGGTAACTACGGAACTCAAGCCGCATCCAATGCTGGTCAAGCAATCGTTGGTGGAGGAAATGCGGCGGCTGCGGGTATCACGGGAGCTACGGGAAATATCTCGCAAGGTTTGTACACTAATGCTTTCCTTAATCAGAATGCTGCTGGTGGAATTTACGGGGGTGGCGGAGGTACTACAACAATTAATGCCCTGCTCTCTTATGGGCAGGGTTATGGTGATGTTGCCATAGAAATTCCGTATTGATAAGGGACAATTGAATCTTGACTCCTGAAGACATCGCCAAAGGTCACAAAGCACTGGACGCATCAATCACAGGTCTAATTAAACTTGTGTCGATGCCAAAGGGCGAGCTGACTAAGAAAGACGTGTACGACGAGGCATCGACAATGATCTCGCACGGAGCTTTTCCAACCCCCGAGGATAAACAGTCACTCATCGGGGCTCTTGCAAAGTTACCGGATGACGAAGAGGGTATTCGTAAAGCTCTCGGTACCCAACTTTTAGCCGCATCTCAGTTCCAAGACAAGTATCACTCTCATTTTGGAGCACCAACTAATGGCGGGGTTTGAAACAACTGACGTCGCTGCAAAAGTAGTTAATCCTCTTCAGACGATTGGTACGCTTGCAACTGTACAGAATGCTTTCAATGAAAATAAGATGTTCCAAGCTAAGTCGCTTGCCGGTAATTATTTGTCTCAGTCACTGGGTCCTAATGGCCAACCTGATCCAGATAAGTTTAGTTCGATGCTTCAACAAGACCCCCGGACTGCTCCGTACGCTCCTGATATTTTGAAGGACATGCAAGCTGTTCGTACTGCGGGAATTGGTGCCGTACAAGCTCAGCAAAATCTAGCTAAATCGCAGTTTCAGAACATCCAAAACATCGATGCGGATGCGTACACCTCGGCTTCCACAGCAGCTCAAAAAGCTAATCCAACGGCTGATCCGTCCACTTGGGATGCTATTGGCCAGAAAGCTTCTGCACAGGCTATTCAACGAGCTGTTGCTGCTGGTCTAGCTCCTCCAGAAATGGCTGCTACGTACATCGGTGGTGGGAACCTTGGCAGGGCCGGGGCGTCAGGAGCTGCTGTAATTTCTGGTCAAGGTGGTGAAGGTGCTCAAACAGCCATGACAGGAAAGATCGAAGAAAGGCAACTCGGAGATCGTACTGTAGCAAGCGTTGTAAATCCGTACTCTGGTACTGCTGAAGTTGCTCAAGGATCTGCTGGGGTTCTTAAGCGTGGTCCAACTCCGGATACGCTCCTACAACGAACACCAACACTCTTACCGAATAACCAACCTGGATCAGTATCTATTGGTGCTGCTCCGACTGGTCCTATTGCCACACAAGCCGTTCCCGGTGCAGCCGAAGCACAGGAATCCTCCGCTAAGACTTCCACGGATCAGTACAATGCTGTCAACACTGCGTACAACGGATCGGTTGCACGAGAGACTCTTCTGCACGAAATGCTCGCCGCTCAAGGAGACTTTAAATCGGGTCCTGGGGCATCCAAGTGGTCTGGGTGGGTAACAGAGGCTAATCGTATACTCGGTACTAACTACAGTCCCACAGCCACTCCAAGTCAACAGGTATTCAGCAAGATCAGTGAACAACTCGCTGCCCAACAACGAGCTGCTATTGGCATGGCACCAACGGACGAACAAACTCAGATGTCTCGTCTGATGAATCCAAACAATGAATACAGCCCAGAAGCTAACAAGCAAGTGGGGGCGATGCTACTTGGTAATGAAAAGATGCTTCAACTAGAGCATGCCGTACAGCAAGATTGGACCAAGCGTGGAGGTACCCCGGAGAACTACCAGTCCGTTGTGAACCAGTTCAAGCCGGTGGCTGATCCCCGTATCTTCCAAGAGATGTACATGACACCTCAGCAACGAGAACAAATGTACAAGAACATGACAAACGATCAAATCAAGTCATTCAACAAGAAAAAGGCGTACATCGAAGCTCAGATGACTAAGTACGGGATCGAACCTTGACGACCCCAACTATCTTCGGCGACTACACCCTCGACGATGATGCAACCTCCGCTGACATCAACCCGGATGTGATCCGTACGATTGCCGGAGAAGGTGATCCTGCGTACGTAGCGTCAGTTCTTGCTAATCGAAAAGCTAAGTCAGGGCAGTCGTACGATCAACTGATCACTGAGCCGAGTCAGTTCGAAGCACGTACCGGAGATGCCTGGGACCAGAACAGCAAACTTGCTGAAACTGATCCAAAGTACAAGGCTGCTCTTGCCGTTGCCGGACCAATTCTCACTGGATCGGCTAAGCCAGTAACTTCTGCCGACTCTTTCTACTCCCCCAACGGTCAAAAGGCCAAGGGTCGAGACAACCCAACTTGGGACGATGGTACCGGTGTTAAAGGTCCGGACGGTCAACTTTACTTTGAAGACAAGTACACACCACCAAAGAACAATCCGGGAGTGTTCGGCGACTATGAAACGTCAAAATCCTCTGTAACGTCAGAAGCCCTTCCGCCAGTTGGTACAAGAGAACAACCTACCGATCCGATTGGTGGTGGAGTTAAGGTTGATCCGAACGAAGCTGCTCAATTCGCCATTGATTCTAATAAGTCCAACGATAAACCTTCTTGGCCGGTGTACGATCCGTACAACAAAGTAGGCAGAAATGAAGATGGATCAATCGCCTATCTTGGTGGCCAAGACCTATCACCTGCTAAGTTGGACAAAGATGGTCGACCGATTGTTACTATCACTCAAAACAGTGATCCGGCGAACATCTCCCTATGGTTAAAGAACCATCCAACGGACATTGCGAACAAAGGTTCGACTGTTGCTCAGACCCAAGAAAATGGAGATGACTTAGCTGCTGGGTTTAATACGGCTGTCGGCAACGTCAAGAACTCCATTGAAGGCGGGATCAACGCCGTACTTCCCGGTAATCCGTTAAACAACGATCTCGCTAGGGGTGTTCTTAATAGAAATACGGCTGACGTAAACAATCAAGGGTCTCCCGTTTACGGTGCTGGTAAGTTCCTCGGAGAGACCGCTGCAACTGCCCCTATCCTCGCCATCCCAGGTCTTGATGCCATCGAAGGCGGTGGGGTTCTTGGCCAAGGTGCTCGCTTTGTCGGTGGTGCTGGTGGTGAAGGTTCAGCATTCCTTAGGGGTGTGTCTCTTGCTTCAAAGGGAGCGCTACAAGGAGGTGAGCAAGCTGCCCTTACTTCTGCTGGGTCTAATCAGTCTTTTGGTAATCAAGTAACCGGTGGAGCAATTACAGGTAGTGTTGCTGCCCCAATACTTCACGGTGCAGGATCGCTTCTAAACTATGCCCCAAAGGTTACAGAAGTCACAAGAGACCTTGCTGACAAAGCAGTTAATAAGTACGGAATTAATTTGAATGTCCCACTTATCAAGAATGCTTCTGGGGTAGATATCAGCCCGACGGTAATTCCGGAATCAAAGACAGCAGAACTACGTCAACAGTTTACTAACTCTATCCTTAAAGAGGCACAGGCGACCCCAGAAGAGGTTGCACAAGGTCCAACGCTAGATACTATCCATTCTATGCTTGGCAGGACCGGTGAGTCTATGAATAGGTTCACGAACGGTAAGGTAGTCAACGGTTCTGGTGTGTCCGACCTCGCCGATCAACTTTCGTCCACACGTGCTGATCTAGATAAGTCCGAATTCACTGGCACCGGGGGAATGGCCCTCAAGAAGAATATTGATGGAATTCTTGATCGAATCAGCCAAAATGGAAACTTCACCGGGACTGACTACAAGCAACTAACAGCAAGTGGAACACCATTTTATCGTCTTCAAAATTCCAGTGATTCGAACGTTAGGTTTTACGCAGGGAAAGTCAGAGACGCTCTCGACAATGCTTTCGAGAGTACTCACAATTCTAATGAGCCCGATTTTCAGTGGGGGAATCTTGCAGACCAGCACGATCTCGCTCAGTTCAGAGCGGATAGGCTTAATTATAAGAAAGTTATGACTATTGCTGACGCTGCAAAAGAAACAACCCCGGATGGGATGATTGATCCGAGCAACTTTAGTCGTGCAGTAAACAGTCGATTTACAAATCAAGCGACTATGGGAGCGGGTAACTTCGGAGAATTGTCTGACATTGGTAAATTCTTCTTGAGTAAAAACGTAGCACCAACACCACAGTCATTCTTTCGTAGCCATGCCAGTCTTGGTGCGGGTCTTGCACTGGGTGAAGCAGCTTCATTTTTTACACACAACCCCGCTGCTGCTGCCGGAACACTCGGAGCAGGTCTTGGGGCTAAGATGCTTGCAGATCGTCTTGCTAATAGTCCGGCAATTCGTAATCGAATGATTTCAGGAGTCTCCAACACCTATCAACCCGGTTATCTCGCTAATAAATTCTCCGTACCACTAACTGTTGAAGCCGCTAGACAAGTTCAAGGACAATGACACAAAACGTAGCCCTTCTTCCAAATGGTCGTCAACAGTTCCTTGACGGTAACGGTGATCCGATTGTTGGTGGCACTGTGGGTATGTACATCCCGGCAACCCTTACACCAAGTAACACATACCAAGACATCAATGGAACTATCCTTAACGCCAACCCTCTTACACTCGATGACCTCGGTTCCGCTGCAATCTGGGGCTCAGGAGCGTACAGACAAATTGTAAAGGACAGTCTTGGAAATGTTGTCTGGGATGCAAATACTTTTGTTAATCCTGTTGGTACGTACACAGCTTCTGGGGCTATTGTTCTTACGTGGACAGGTACTCAAACAGATGCTGGTCTTTGGTTAGGTGGAGAGACAATTGCTGTTGCACAAAATGTCCTTCAAACTGCTCCGGGGTCAAGCGGAGTTACACCTAAAACTCTTCCAACGGATACTTATGTAATTACTATTAAACAGAATGATGTAAGTGTTGGAACTGCGACAATGATTGCTGCGGGAGGTCCATGGGTGTACTCGTGGCCAACTCAAATTGCCCTTGCCGCTGAAGATGACATTGATTTCTATGGGTCGGGTGACACAACTATTGCTGACTTTGGTATTACGTTGAAGACGCAGATAGCGTAAAAATATGACTACGTACATAATGGAAGCTAAGGAGAACTACGACCCCACGTATGCGGCGTTGGCTGATGGGGCGGGCTTTCCCACTGTCACCGTGATGGCCCAACCCAACCTGGGCACCTGCTTTGATCCTGTTCGGCGCGAACTGACCTACTTCGCCACCATCTACCCAGAATCAAGCATTAACGACACGGGTCACACTTTGTGGTGTGGCGTTTCCCTCGGCGGAGACACCATAGTGCCCGGGGACACCTATTCCGACTTTCCCTACTTGCCCTTCTACACTGTGCGTAAGAATGTGGATACTGGCGTTGTGACGTTCTACAACTCCTACAGCTCGGCGCAGACCGTTCCGGCGGGCATCCCCGATGGGTCCAACGACGGGAACGACGGGACTTGGCGGCGGTTTGTTACCAGCACTACGGAGTTCACGGCTTCCGGCGCGGCCTACCCCACCCTCAACGACCCGCGCTCCGGCGATGTGTGGGTCAACATGTCCACGGCCCGCATCTACGTCCTTCGCCGGGCCGATGACTACGCCCAGGCAATCTCTCCGTATGTCGAAGTCGGGGCCGATCCGCAGGACAATGTGCAAGCTGTGGGCATCAACGACGCCAACGTCTTCGTGCTCTCCAGCGGGAGCGAACTAGACCACATCATCTTCAACCTTATCCCCCGCGAGAACACCCCCGGTGAAATCGCCGCTGACATCCTAACCCCTACCTCATCCGCGAACATTCCGTTCGTTGACGGGCCGCCGCCGGAGTACTTCGACACAGTTTTCTCCAACTCAACCACAAGCGTCGGCAACGCGGGGGCCGTCTTTGTAGTCACCGCTCCGTCCGACCTTGCCTTCGACTCCCGCAGCGTCTTCTACCTCGGTGTTTGCTATGTGGATGGGGGTGGTGTGGTCCAGGCTGTGGATATCACTCCGTGGGGTCCGACGGATGGCCCCAACGCGGCCCTATCGGGTGTGGTCGATTTCGATAACTCCCACCACTCGGGGCGAGTGTTTGCCACCTTCAACGACGGCCACACCGCCCTCCAACTTGTGACTTGTACATACTCAACCGACTTCGGGGACGATCAGACTGTGGGCAACACGGTTAATGTAACGACCGTGGACGTGAATACATTGGCCACCCAGACCTACCCGTTGGCCGCCAACTACATGACCGCAGGGTTCGTGCCGACTGATGACCCCAGTGCGGCCGCGTTCCTGATCGATGGCACGATGAGTTGGACGAACAAGTACCTCGACCTCGATGGGTACTATGAGGAGAACGAGTACGCTTCCCGCTGGGCGCTGTTCAATGTGTTCAAGGTGACTACCGGCACACCGGACTACAGCGACACCCGCCGCATCTTTGTGAAGATCGGCTGGAACGGAACCGCTGCCCCGAGCATCCTCCAAGTGATTGACGAGCAGAACTGGGACGACGCCTACACCTCCTACGGGTCCACTATTAGCAACCCCCGCGTAGTCACGGCCTCGATGCTCCGGCCCGCATTAGTGGACTTTACCAACTTTCCCCTTAACACCTTCGGATTTGACATTGGGGTGTTTGACGCCACTACCAACGCCTTCTGGTGGTCAGGGATTTCCAACCAAGACATGGTTGCGGCCGACCAGCCTATTTTCCACCTCGACCCGGCGTTCACTGGGCGGATAGTTAACGGGGCTGATCCGCCTTTACTTCGACTAAATTTCTTTTCGTCCCCAACTGGCCGATTGAATAAGGGTGTTGTTTACAATCATCTTTACTACATTCCACCGTCCGGATATGTGCCACCTGCGCCACCCGCACCGACTGGACCTGTAAATCTCGCAGCACCTTTTGTTAATCAGGCAATTGTTGGAGAGCCTTCAACTTCTTCCACAGGCTCATGGAGCGGTACATTACCAATGACATTCACATATCAATGGAACTTGGATGGTTCACCAATCGGAGGTGCAACTACAGATACATACACACCCGTAATGGGCGATCTTAGCCATGTGCTTACATGCGATGTAACTGCAACCAATATCGTAACAAATGCAACTGAGCCGTCTAACGGTGTAACTGTGACGAATAGCTCGTTCATCCCGGTTGCCGACTGGGCCGCAATGGTTGCAATCCTTAATACTGGTCCAACTCTTGCCGGAGGTAAAGCTTATCAATTTCCCGCGAGTGCTCTTGGCGATATTAATGTTGATAATTACGACTTCACGTCTAATCCGGTTGTAATCTCTGGTCAACTAACACCAGGAGTTACAACAGCTTCAACTCTCGGATTTTCAGGTTCTGGTGGTTTTACTTTTGAAAATATGACCATCACTTCTAGTGGTGCTGGTAGCCGGATTGAGATTATCGGTAATCCCGCAATCCCGTGTAATCTAACGTTTAATAACATCATTGTTAATGGCGGACAAGCTCTTGGCTCTCCGAACGGAACCGGTATTCACATCAATGATATCTTTACCGGTGCAATTACTTTTAATGGTCAAGGAGACGCTACTAAACCAGATTTCTGGGGATGCGGAACGTGTGTCCTTCTTAATCTGTCCGCCCCATCCACTGCAACATTCACATTCAAGAATATCACTGAAGACAATATTGGTGTGGACGCCAACTTCTCCCTAGGCGGTCAGAATGTTACGTACGATGGTCTACTTGTTCTTCGTCAGTACTACGGAGACGGAGACCATCCGGACGCAATGCAATTTGACGATTATCAACTTGGTGGAATCACACAACTTTGTGAAAATTGGACAATTAAGAATAGTGGCTTTCAGCAGACTGTTTCTGGGCTGTCCAAACAAAGTATCTTCTCTGCAACCGGCGGTTCGAACTTCTTGGTTAAGGACAGTTGGGCACTCGCAGGCCTATTTAATAGTACTATGACAATTGGTAGTCCGACGAATTTTACATTCGACAATGTATTTGTTCAAGGTATTACATCGGAGGGTAATGCTGGGGGTAATCTTGTAGTTGAAAGTTCAACTAATACACACATAACTGATAGCACAGTCTGCGGAATAGTTGATCGGGGAGGTAATACTGGACTTGTCGAAACTGGAACAACTACAATTACAAATGCCATGACAATGACCGACTTTACCGAACTAGATGCTTTTATCGCTGCCACCCCAACAACTCGCGGACACGCCTAAAAAAGGATAGACAAATGTCACTTAAAGTTACGAACCCCTCTATTGAACCAAGTGCTCTTTGGCATGCTGTGACCCCGGACGACAGTACCGTGCTTATCGGTGTTCGCTCCGTGTACGTGGGTGTCACAGGTGACGTTACTTGTACCGACTATAGTGGAGACACAGTTACATTTACCGCTGTTCCTGCCGGTCAAATTCTTCCGATTAGTCCAGTTATTATTAACTCAGCAACAACTGCGGACGGGATTGTAATCCTTCAATGAATCATCTAGGTCTTGGCCTTGCACTCGGATTACAACAATACGCTGAAGGGTCTGGTCCAACTCCGACTAATTGGATTCTAGAAAATGGAACCTGGAATGACGGCGGAATTTGGATTGATGAAGATAACTGGATTGACGGAGAATAATTGATATATGTCTATTCCCACTATTACAGACGGTGAACTCGGTTCTGATGTCAGAACTCTTTCACTTAACCCAGTTATCACTGCTGTTAATGCTCTAGGTACCGCTTCCACTAAGAATGTGGGTACAGCGGCTAATGATGTCGTTCAACTTGATGGGTCGGCAAAACTTCCTGCTGTCGATGGTTCACAACTAACTAATCTGCCAAGTGGTGGTGGCGGCTCTTCCATCACCACTACCCTGACCGCTGGAAGCGCTGTTGCGGCCGGAACCGTCGTCTCTATGGCGAATGATGGGTCGGGCAATGGCGTGCAGACGTGGGGGCCTGCGCTGGACCTAGAAAACGTCATTACATTGCTTCCTGGGGCCGCCGACTCAAGCAGCGGGAATCCTCCAGTAGCGCTGAAATTGGATGCCGATCACTTTGTCGCTTTCGTTCCCGGCAATGAGTTTGCCCCCTACGCTTCGGCTGTGGCAGGAACCATCGACACGGCTTCCAACCCACCAATCACTATTGGAACCCCCAATACATCTGATGCTGGTCTGATCGCACCGGAAGCTGCGGTTGCATTGGATGGCTCGACTCTGATGGTGCTATATTCTGGCAACATCGAAGTGATGACGGTTTCTGGAAACGCATTCAGCGCAATCAACTCAATTTCCTTTCCAGATTCGACCGCATGGCTGCAAGCCGTTGCGCTATCTTCCACGCTTGTCGCCGCGCTCTATGTTGACGGCTCAAACAACTTGTCCGTCGTCGCAATCTCAGTATCGGGGACGACACCAGCTGCCGGAACGGGCGTCGTGCTTGGGGGTGCGGCAACATCGGCTCCTTACCCGCTTTACCAAACCATCGCCAAGATCACTTCGACCTCATTTCTCGCAGTGTTCTCCGATGCTGGCAATTCACATGCTATGACTGCATGTGCTGGCGCTATTGTTGGAACGGTCACTACTCTTGGAACGCCGGCAGCAAGCGCCATTGGTTATTTTGTTTCGCAGGTTAAGATTCTATCATCCACTGAATTTGCTGTATCGTTTGTCGACAAGTCCAATAGTCTTGGCGCTGTGACTATTGGCGGCGGTACGATTGCTGGCACAGTAGTGGCGTGGGGCGGATCACCAATTAAAATTGCTGGGGGTTGCGGGCCTTCAGTGGCCGGTCCCATTCAAATTGGTCCTTTGGATCAAGTTATTTTCGGTTCATTCTTTCTTCCGCAATTTAGTGTGACTTTTGATAGTAGTCACGTCGGCTTCTTTTTCTATGGCTCCTATCCGGCGGTATACTCATATTCGTTGGGCAATCCAACTGGTCCAACTAATCTAACGCCACTTCCGGTTGGGCCGTTAAGCTATGGGTTGAGTGGTTTTGGGGTTGGATTTCCGAACCTCGTAACAAGTGCTATACCATTTAACGCAACAACGGCCCTTGCGGCGACTGGAACTAATCAACTTTTTGAGTTCGACGTTTCAGGAAATGTTTCGTCATTTGCTTCCGTTCCGACCGGATGGGGGCTGACAGTATTTCCCGTAGATTCAACCCACGCGCTCTTGTTGTTTGCCGATCCCGTAAATAACGTCAATGCGACTATCGTAGGTTACGGGGCCATCTCCAACGGTCCCATCGGCCTCACCGCAGCGGGCGCGAGCAACGGCGATCCGCTGACCGTCGTGACTGGCGGAGAGTGCCCGGGCTTCACTAGCTTGACTCCTGGCGCGCCGTACTACGCCAATGGTGATGGAACGCTCACCCACGGCAACACCGGCCACCACATCGGCAAAGCCAAGAACCCCACCACCATGATTGTTACAGGAGTACAGTAAATTCACAATGGCCCCTTTACACGATCATCTAACACTTCTCGAACGAATCGCTACTCTTGAAAGTCAACGCGAGGACGACCGAATTCTACTTAATGACATCAAGACAAAGCTAGACGAACTCCTTGAACTTAAACACAAGGGTATGGGAGCAATTGGTCTTGTTGGTCTTATCATTGGTTCGGGGATTATAGGCGTAGTAATTACCGTTTGGAACATGTTCAAGGGAGGTAATCACCTATGAGTCATCGCGGAGCGACCTTAGCCCTCTGGGTGACAAGTGTCCACTAAACACATCGCCATCGGTGCGGGTGCGGGTGCATCGCTCATGGCCATTGTCATGCAAACGGTTGTTCCAACACTCCAAGATCTTGAAGGTACTCGGCTTCAGTCGTACAAAGACATAGGTGGTGTTCTGACTGTTTGCACCGGACACACTGGCCCTGACGTAACTGTGGGAAAGGTGTACAGTCCAAGTCAATGTGCTGCCTTGACTCAACAAGACGCACAGATAGCTGCAAGTGGGGTTTTAAAAGTGTCTCCGCAACTACTTTATCACCCGGTTCAGTTAGCATCTGCCGTTTCCTTTTCCTACAATGTGGGTGTGGGGACTTACGATAAGTCGTCCGTGGCTCGTGACTTTAACGCTGGTAACTTCACTCTTGCTTGTAATGACTTATTAAAGTACACATACGCGGACGGAAAGTACAGCACTGGACTTGCTAATCGCCGCAAACAAGAGAATCTTCTTTGTCTTTCAACCCTTACACCGCTTGGAATGAAAAATGTGGCCACTGCTAATTCCTAAACTAATCGGGCCTGTTACTCAGTTTGTAACTGGAATTAACATCGGTCAAGTTCTTTCCAACTTGTTTACGATTCTGGGTACAGCCGTTAAATTTACCGTTAAACATTGGCAATTGTCTCTTATTGTTGGCCTACTTCTTGGAAACATTGTCGGATTTACTGGGTGGAAACATGATCATACGTCTCTGCTGGTTGAACGCGCGGCCCATCAACTAGACATCAAGAACTACAAACAAGCACAGGCTGACGCACAAAAAGCGGCGGACAAAGAGAAACAACAGGTAATCAATGAAAGTAAAGTCAAAGCAACTGCCACTGACAACAAGTATCATGATCTTCTTAACCAGTACAATGCTAGTCTCTTGCGCTACAAAGCCACTCAAGGTACAACCGGTAAGTCCGGAAATAGTGGAGACGATCAAACAGGCCAAGTTACCACAGGCTCTTCTGGACCCAGTGCAAACGCCAACCTTTATATCACACTAGACGATGCAAAGATTTGTGCAGTTAATACTGCTCGCCTTCAAGCTGCTCACGACTGGGCGGTTAACCTCACTAACGGAGAAAATTAAAATGCCCACTGATACTCTTCAAACTGCTGTAGCTACTCTTACAGTCGATCTAACCGCCCTAGGGGCTGCTGTTACTGCCGTAGAGAATGAACTCACAGCGGCTAATGCACAAGTGGCTTCCTTGACCGCACAGGTGGCTGCTGACGCTGGTCTAGCTGGTCAGGTGACTTCACTACAAGCCAAGATTGCTGCGGCTGTGGCAGCACTTAACGGAGCATAGAGATACCCTTTAAAATTTAGGTTAAAAAGATGCCCCCTAGAGATTATCTAGGGGGTTTTCTTTTAGATATTTTATTGCACGTCTTAATAGTTTCGGATTATCTTTAAATTGTCCTAATCCTGTATTACAATTATGACAGAGTAATCCTCTAATTGTACCGGTTACATGATTGTGGTCTATACAAAGATGTATGTCTAATTCATCTTGATGTGTTTTACAAATCCAACATTTAAATTTTTGTTTAAAAAGTAGTTTGTGATATACATCTTCTTCAAGACCGAACTTCTTTAATGTCGCGCGTCTTGTCATTCTTTTCCAGTAATCTGGATCAGATTCTCTTTGTTCGTAATATTTTATAGTACGACAAAGTCCGCAGAAACTTCCACTAGAGTTTTTCTTACGCGTTTCGCTCAAGAGATGACCCCTATCGCAACGCTCTCTTAATTTAGCCAATTATGTACATGCCAGACATTCCTCAGTATCATATTTATATTCAGGTTGCTCATCGTCTGATACGTGAGTAGCCTTTTTCATACTCTTACTACGAACATAATAGAGCGATTTCATACCCTTTTCCCAGGCAGACCAATGCAGAAAATGCAAATCGGATTTATGAATATCAGCCGGAAGGAATAGGTTAACAGATTGACTTTGACAGATATAAGGTTGTCTGTCTGCTGCGTGCTCAATAATCCAACGCTGATCTAGTTCAAAAGCAGTTAAGAAGACTTCACGAATATCAGGATCAATATCTAGTCTATGTTGAATTGAACCGTCATGTTTTAGGATGTCTTCCCACAGTTCTTCGTCCATCCCAATAATCTTTTCCAGCTCAAGATTACGAATAACGAATGATCCGGAAAGAGTTTTGTGGGTAAAAATATTGCCCGGCACAGGTTCGATACCCGCTGAGGTACCTCCGCAAATAATACTAATGTTAGCAGTGGGGGCGATAGCTAGACGATGGCTAAAACGTTCACCGGGAACATCTGGACAAGACCCTCGTTCATTAGCAAGTTTTTTAGAAGCTCTGTCGGCAGAAGTTTTAATTTTCTTCCACATCCGTAGATTCCAAGCTTTAGCCATTGCTGAACCAAAGGGGATCATTTTTTGTTGAAGAAAGGTATGCCAACCCATAACACCAAGACCGATGGCACGCTCCCTAAGAACTGAATATCTCGCTCGCTCTACAGTTGTCCTAGAAGCGAAATCAGTGAGGACGTTATCCAGAAAATCACACACGTCGTAAACAATCTGATCAAGGTCCTCTTGGTACTCGTCCCATTTAGCAAAATTGAGGCTTCCAAGGCAACACACAGAG